GACTTTCCCTGCTAGCAATAGCAAATAGCGTCGCAGCGTTGTGACCCTACCGGGCATCACATTGCTGAGAGGCAACTCGGTGTTACCGAGCGCCTCGGGTATGCCAGCATATCCTTCAAGGCTTGGAGAGCCTTGGAGCTCCTTAATATCCCACTTAAGGAGAGTCTGGAGTACATGAATAACCTTCTCGTCGAAGGTTGTGAGGGTGGTAAGTATGGTTTCCAAATCATACTTAACTCCTTCTCTAGGTTTCATAGATGTTCTTATGAATAACTTTCGATAGCCCCATGAGGGAGCCAACAACAGACAACGATGGATTGTTCATTTGTGCAGTCTTTTCCGCCATTTTGAGGTAGTTAGATCCCTCAAAAGAGAAGTTAAGACCAAACGGTGCAGTACAATGTTTTACTGCATCGAACACAACTCGCTGCTGTTTTGTCAACAGCAACTGACTGCGAGGACCCAAGAACCTGCATAAATCGAGAAAATTGTCATCAGACAACTTCCGCCACTTCATAACATCGAAGTGTCCACGGGGTGTGATAATTTTACCAGCAAACTCTGCAAGCTTTGCTGATGAAACCGATTTCTGCTCGGAGTAAGGACATGACATCTGACTCAGTAAAGCTGTATACTTCTCGAAAAGTGAATCATCCAAGATGACAACATCATCACCAAGGACGAAAAACTTATCTTGATGCGTACAACCATTGAGCCACCATAAGAGAGAACCGTGAGTCAAAGTAAAAGATCCAAACGATGGATACAATCCCAAAGGTTGGCCCTTTTTCCAAGACACAACTCCAAGTTCCGAATTCCAATAACTTCTGGAAATCGTTTCAAAGAGTTCTATATCCGGGACATTCCCGAAAATAGCACGCAAACATGTGATTTGTACATCCAACGGGAAGTAATCCGTTGCACATGTTAGGTCAACAGAATGTACTCGTTGACCCTTTCTTAAGGCATCTGACACGGACGGTACTGCTTTCAACTGATCATGTGTGCAGTCCCATGGTAAGGACTTCACAACTCTGTAGATCGCTCTGCCGAAATGGCGCAGAGACAGCTGATGGATGAGGTGAGGAGAGGCTATGCTTCTTAACTTGCCACCCACTTCTTGTAAGAAGTGGACTTCACCACCAGATAACGGAAACATTGGGGCGTTACTCAGCGGTGTGAACTGCGGAATAACATCCACTTCACTTTCATCATCATCGTAACTAAATGATGGTAAAAATGATTCCTCTTTAATCCCGCTTACCACAGGGGAGTAAAGACTATGAAAACGTTTATAGAGTTTCCTAAAAGACTTGGTTTTTAACATACCCAAGTAATCGAGGATTCCACTATCTGTTGTACCCTTAGGTACCAGGAAGTAAAAACCTGGTCGCCTACGACTACACGAACCACGATACGTAAGGAGAGAAACATCCTCCAAACGCACGATCTTTTGAAGACCAATGTAATTGCGTAGAGACAAAGCCAAGTCCCTATGCATCTCGGGTGTGAGATTAGAACCTCCCACACTCGATAGTGCCTCCTTAAACTTTGCCACTTGGCTAGGTTTAAGATCATCAAATTGTACTAAGGTATAAGCTTGTGTAACTTGAAGGGAACGTTTAAAGTTCTCTTCACTAAGTCTCGACCAACGGAACAAGGAACCAAAAGGTCCCTTAAGTTCTCCGCGACGATTCTTAGCAAACCAAGCAGGTACCTGTTCGCCCTTGATGAAAAAGAGCTTGAGAGCCTTTAAACGACTCACAAACCACTCGGGCCCATTACACTGATACCATTTCTTCATCATCCCTGCGATAGGGACAATGAGGTACTTTGGTATGCCGGACACGAAAAGACGTTTCTCAATTTCCCCTTGAAGCTGGTCAATTAAGACCATGGTAATACCCCCTTTCAGGGTGTGTTGCCGCTACGAGGAGACGTCGAGTCACCAGTAGGAATAGCTGGCTCCCTAAGAATAGAGGATGAGAAATGGGAATACAGTAACCAAAGTATAACCACCACAACGCAACTAATAATCCAAGCCCGAGTACTACAACCGGAATTTAAGTGCTTTTCGGCTAAGGGTTTCCCACCAATAATAGCATGATCAGAAGAGAGCTCACTATAGTCTCTTTCGAGAACTGTAATGCGATCTTGGAGCGCCTTATTCTCTAAGGTCAAAGTTTGCACATGCATAGCAGAGGTGGTCTGTGACTCTAGCAACAAGGCAAGTTCCGCTTCAATGTTCTGTTTCAAGGACCCACCAGGGTACTTGGACAGTTCATGACTAACAGAGGTAAGGGACCTAAGTCGTAATACCTTATTCTTCAGGTCCTCGGGAAGATTATCCGTGTTGTCGAAGTGACTTTTACCACGGTCATCGTAACTCAAATCTCCTCCTTTCATCTATG